TGATCCACGGAGTTGCCCATGCACAGGCCACTCGCCTCGTGGATCATCATCATGGAGTTGGGCGCCATCGTCACCGAGTCACCGGCCATCGCGATGAAGCTCGCGGCCGACGCAGCGAGTCCGTCCACCATGACGTTCACGGTGGCCGGGTGGTTGCGGAGGCTGTTGAGGATGGCGAGACCGTCGAAGACATCTCCGCCGGGGCTGTTGACCCTCAGCGTGATGTTCTTGGCGTCCACCCCGGACAGCTCGTTCACGAAGTCCGAGGCGGTCACGCCCCAGTACCCGATCTCGTCGTAGATCGCGACCTCCACTGTCTCGGCGGCCACGTTCTTGAGCGAGTACCAGGTCTTCGCCTTCACGTCCTGCGGCCGACGGAAGTTGTACGGACGGTTGAGCTTCACCGGGTCAGCTCCTTCCGGAAGCCGTTCAGGCGGGCAGTCGGGTCAGGCTCCTCACCCGGCACCGGAGGCACAGGGGGTGCCTGTACGACCGGGGCGGGCGGTGCCTCGTATCCGAGATCGGGGATACCCAGGTACTCGGACACAAGCTCAGCGTCAGCACCTGCGTTTACCAGCGCGACGTACGCGGCCGACTTGGCGGCGATCTCGGCGTTGCAGGCTTCCTTGTCCTCGGGCACCGGGGACACGTAGTCGAACTCGACGCCCTCACCGGCAGACCCGAACATGGGCAGGAAGTCGTTGTTCAGGGCCTGCTTCGTCCGCTCGCACGCGTTCTGCACCAGCCACCGAGTGAAGACGTACTCACCAGCCTCGGCGTTCGCCCGGTTGATGTCGTCCACGCCACCCAGCATGGGCTTCGGGAAATGGAACGCCTCACGGATGTTCTCGCGGGTGGCTCCCTGAAGCTCGACGAACTGCATGTCCTTCTGGGTCGTGTTGGCGTCGATCCACTTCATCCCGTTCGTCAGGATGGCCACGCGACCGGCGTTGCTCACACCCCGGTGCTGCTCGACCCAGCGGCGCTTCAGGCGCTGGAACTCGCCGTCGTCGATGGAGTCGGGCAGCTCGATGATCCCGCCGGGGCGCGCATCGTTGTAGAAGAACCGGCGGTTCCACTCAGCACTCAGACGCGTGGCGTCCAGGTCGGCGAGGATCGACTGCACCGCGCCCCATCCCCGGTACGGGTCGATGGGGTTCGGAGTACGGAGCTGGATCACCTCGTTGAGATCGAGGGGCGTCAGCGTGCCGTCGGGATTGCGGTAGGTGTACCCGCTCAGGAACTTCTCGGGGTCCGGGACCACGTCCATCCGGTCCGGGCGCGCGGGCCACAGTTCGGTGGGGAAGGTCAGACTCTTCATCCGGCCGGTCAGCCACCAGGCTTCACCGGTGAGGAGGCGGTGCTGCTCGTACGACTCGATGAACTCCTGCTGGGTCATGAACGGGTTCGGCTTGTTCCAAACCCGCAGGGCCATGTGGTCGGTGACCTCGATGCGGGCATCCATGCCCTCGTACGCGTACCGGCGACGGTTGTCGGTCTGCTTCCGGTACAGCTTCCAGTCGACCTGGGACACCGACTCGGAGGTCATGTTGACGATGGCGAAGAGCGTGCCGACCGAGCCCATGGCCCGCATCTGATCGATCTTGTCGTCCGAGCGGAACATGCTCAGCAGGTTGTTCCGGGTCGCCACGTAGGGCACAGGAGAGGCGTTACGCAGCAGGCGGAACGTGGATGTCACCGCTGGCTCCTCTCGGCGTCAACGCGCCACTCCATGAAGAATGCAGCGACCCCGGAGACTACGAGGCCAGCCCAGAGGGCAACGGTGAATGCGGCTGCTGCGATCAGTATGCACCCCAGGACAGGCAGCACAAACGGCAGCAGACCCGAGAGTCGCTTGAAGGTCATGCCCACTCCCTAGAAACTCTTGATGTCGTAGGAGCCCCGGAGATCACGCTGGGCCACCATGTAGCGCATGCAGTCCATGCCGTGATCGTCTTCCTTCACCGGCTCCTCGGCCTTGTCGCCGGTCTTGTCCTCCGGCCACACGTACCCGACGATCTCTTGCTCCGTAGAGTACGGCTTCTTGGCGTCTTCAAGCGTGGAGTCGATCTCGACCGTGCACCCTCGCATGATGAAGATCCTCGGCTTGCCGTCGGCCTGGGTCTCGAAGCGCTTCTGGGTGACCTGGATACCGCCGGTCTTGGTCTTGTTCGCCTCCACGGTGGCGAAGCCCGAGTGCTTGGTGAACGTCTGACGGCCCTCGGCATCCGCCGGATCGGCAATCACCTGGAAGGGCCGGGGCTCTATCCATTGTCCTTTTGCATCAGTTACCAGCTTCAGGGCGTTCTTCGCGTGGTCCTCCACGAGCACCTTGGTCTTGTATATCTCGCGGTACAGGAACAGACGGCCGTCAGGGTCCTCAGCCCACCACTGGAGCACGAACGGATTGCTGAACCCGAAGTCGATCACCCAGTAGCGCTTCCACGCCTTCGGCACGGTGAACTTGTCGATGAGGTGCACGGCCGGGTCGTACAGCTCGTACACGAGGCCCTCGGCGGCCTGCCACAGGCCCTTCAGGAGCCTCGCCTTCCTGACCCCGGACAGTGCCTCCAGCTTCTTCATGTACGCCTCTCCAGCAGGCGTGAGAACCCCGTCCTGGTAGAGCACCGGGTTGTCGGTGTGCTGAGTGTTCACCATCCGGCACTGGCCACGCTGGCAGCGCTGGTTGAGCCAGTGGTACGGGACGTTGGGGTTCGAGTCGGCGATGATCTGCTGGTACGGCATGCGGCCGTTGCGGAGACGGGTGCTCAGGGATTCCCAGTCGTCCTCGGTCAGCTCCGTGGCCTCCTGGATATAGATCATGTCGAACTCGGTACTCATGATCTTCGAGGCTTTGTCCATGCCCACGATCAGGATCACGGAGCCATTGGTGTACCGGTACTGCGGGGGCTCCTGGGCGGACCCGCCGTAGTACTTCACCTGGCCCGTGGCGATCAGCTCGGGAGCCACGTGCTTCCGGTACGTATCGAGGGCGGACCCGCCGATGGTGGCCGCTACCTTGCGCACGATGACGCCACGCGAGCGGGGGTACTTGAGCATGCACGCCTGGAGCTTCTCCAGACAGCTCCGGCTCTTGCCCGTGCCAGCGGGCCCCGAGAGCAGGATCTCGGGGCCCTTGTCCAGCCACAGTTCACGGCACGTGCCGTACGGCTTGTACCGGTGGATCAACTGGGTCATACGTCATCGAGTCCTTCGATGATGACCTTGACCTCGCCGGTGATGTCCAGCGTGGACTTGTTGGGGATCTGGCCCAGCTCCTCGGCCGCGTGCCTCAGCAGCATGGCCTTGGTCTCACGGTCCCGCGCGCTGATCGTGCCGTCCTCGTACATCGCCTCCAGCTCGGCGAGCCGGTCGAGCTTCTGTGCGATCCACAGACCGGTGAACTCGTTGCCCAGGTCGAGCCGGGCCTCCAGGATGGCGGGCATGTTGCGCTGCTTGAACTCGTTGATCGAGGACACCGAGCAGCCGTACAGAGCCGCAAGCTCGCGCTGGGTCTTCTCCTCCTTGGCCAGATCCATGATCAGCCGACGGCGGGCATAGGCCCGTTCGAGCTTGCCCTTGTGGGCAGGGCGTCGTTCGGAAGCCCGTTCGGCGGGCTCGACACCCTCGAACGCCTCGTCCAGATGCCCAGTGGGCTCAGGCTCAATTGACGGGCTCTCGCCACTCATCGGGGTCCTCCCTCCGGTCGATGTTCTCCAGGCCGTCGATCTCTTCAATGTCCCGGGCCGCCTGGCCCCGCAGATTGTCCGGCAGACGGGACAGGTAGTCCCCCCGGCTCTTCGAGGTCGACAGCCAGAGGATCCTGAGTATGACCCTCAGCCGGGCCACGAGCCTCTCGGCCTTCTGGAACCGGCGCACCGCGTCCAGATAGTTCGTCTCCAGAGCAGTGAGCCGAGGGCCCGCAGTAGTGAGCGAAGCCTCCAGGGCAGTGATCCTCTTCGCCTGGTTCGTGAGGGCGGTCTGCGCTTGAAGCAGAGACGCGTCGATAGCGACCCTCCACTGTTCCAGTGCCGCGACCCTGTCTTCGATCGGTGTGGTCATTGTTACCTCCTGTTGCTGAGAGTCCCAGGTGGTGCAGGCACAGCGGGGGTTTGGGGTTTAGGGGGGTTTGCTGCCTACCAACCTCTATACGCATTATTACACGTACAAGATCAACAAAATGACCTAGGCGTTGGTGGGTGAGAAACCCCCCTAAACCCCAAACCCCCTTTACGCTTCTCGCTCGATTGTGAAGGCGGCGGCGTGCTTGCCCGCCTGGGACTTGCGGATGCAGAGCCCCATGATGAACCGTCCGTCACGGTTCCCGAGCCACTTGCCGAGTGACTTCGTGAAGCCGACCCTGCTCGTGTAGTTGCCCGTCCACTTCTCGGCAAGGTCTCCGGGGAGAGAGTCGACCGGAATCTTGACCCCGGCGCTCTTCACCCAGTCGTGCGAGTCGCTAGACGTCAGCGCCTCCACGATCTCCTTGGCTCCGAACTTCGTCCCGTCCCCGAAGCCGTCGAGCAGAGCCTCCAGGAAGACGCCCCACTCCCTGTCGTCCTCGGAGACGGTTTCCAGGCCCTCGTTCTCGACCTCTCCGAAGGTCCCCGGGAACTGTGCCCAGTGGAGCATGCCGCGCAGTGCTCCGGCCCACTGAGCGAAGCTGTCTGACCGGAAGACCTCCATGGGCTGTCCCGCGTTGATCCAGGCCCGTACGACGGTCAGCATGGCCGCCAGGTACTCACCCCGGTTCTTCTCCATCCACCCCATGAGGTCGGTGATCGCGAAGGTCCGGCTCTTGGGGTCCGAGCACTTCGGGTCGATCTTGATCTCCAGCACCCGGCGCGCGAGGTCACCACCGATCTTGGCGTTGTTGCCGGTGACCATCCACAGCCGGTCGTTCGTCACGGTGACATCCTTGGAGTACCCGAGAAGCCTGTCCGTGATGGTGCCCGCCGTGAGCAGCGCCTCCAGCTCCGAGGAGTAGATCTCCCCGCGCACGTTGTCGAAGAGGACGACCGGCGCCGTGGTGGAGAGCAGGGACGAGATGATGGTCTTCTTCATCTCCGCCTTCTCCCTGGGCATCTCTCCACGCATCACCATCCCGTGCACGATGCCGATCAGCCCTGCCAGGTAGCCCTTGCCGGAGCCCGGGTTCGGAGCCGTGATGACGCCCATCTGGTACGGCGGGGCGAGCAGCTCACGCATGACCGGCGTGAACATCATCCCGAGCCAGTTCGCCCGGTGGTTCTCGGTGACGAACGGGAACTCCGTGACCGGCTTGAGGATCAGCGCGACCGCGCGCCGTACGTCGGCCATGGTCGGCGCGTCGGGGATCGCGGGGACTTCGAGGCCCCTGTCCGGCAGGTAGAGGAGACCGGTGTCGCAGTCGTAACCCTTGGCGTCCAGGATCGAGCCTGAGCGCTTCACCAGCGGCGTGTGAGTGACGCCCTGGAGGATCTGGACGTTGGGGCACCCGATGCCCAGCAGAGCGGCGTTCACAGCGTCCTGGGCAGCTTCCCGGGGGAAGAACGCGGGAACCCAGACGGGCTGGTTCGTGTCCTTGTCCACGGCCTCCTTGCCGACGTCGTAGCGGACGACGACCATCGCCTTGACCTTCTCCGACTCGACCGTCTGGACCTGAGCAGGGCCATGGTCGATCTTCGACGCCTTCTCCTTCTCCGAGGGCTCCACGTATCCGTCCTCGCCGACCCGGGGGGTGTGGACGAGCACGGTGTCCTTGATGAAGATCCCGGACAGCTCGCCGCGTCCCAGCTCGTTGCGCAGCCACTCGGCGGCCATGGCGGGGTTGTTGACGGTGACCTGCTCCTTCAGCTCACCCATCCACTCGGGGAGGTCGTACGGCTTCTCCAGGCCGGAGTTCCAGCCGGACTCGAACGTCGCGTCGACCTGCGCCCGGCTGTTGTGCCCGTCCTTGCCCTCCGCGTCCAGGAGGCCGTTCTCGATGCTGGCCTCGATCAGCAGCTCGTACACCTGCTCGCGCTCGGTGTAGCCGTACCCGGCCAGTCCCCCCAGCGTGATGGCTGCTGTGTTCAGGCCGGTGTTCATGCCGGTGACCTTGATCTCCGCGTACGTCTTGACGACGGACTCGGTGACCTTGCGGGCCCAGGCGGCGATGCGGGAGTTCTTGATGTCCGGCGCGTCCAGAGGTGACTGCGGTCGTGTCTTCGCCGCAGTGCTCTTGCCCGGGGACTCCTTGGCCTTCTCCTCGGGGACGTCGCTCATGGCCCACAGCTCGCTGGCTGTGTACCGGGGGCCGCCGCGCTTGAGCAGCCTGACCGGTGCCTTGGCCTCATCTGCCGTCTTCGGCCACCGCCACGTTCCGGGGACCCTGAGGATGCGCGCGAGGTCGAACACCGAGTCGACCTTGATGGTGCGGCCGAGAGCCTGGGAAGCCTGGGCATTCAGCCAGATGTGCCACCGATCGAGGAGCTGGGCGCATGCCTCGGTCTGCTTGCTCATCTCGGGGAAGAGCCAGATCGGCTGGAGGTTGCCCAGGCCGGTGTCCATGAGCAGCGTCGGCTCGGGGAGGACCGCCATGATGGCCGCCAGCTCCTCGGCGTTCTGGGGCTTGTCGGCCTTGTCCTTGATGTCGAGGTCCGCCCACACGCCGGGGACGAGGATGACGTCGGCCGCCTCACGGCTCACGCCGCCGTTCTTGGTGGGCTCACGGTCCGGGTTGAACCGGCCCATTGCGATGTAGCTGTTCCAGCCCGTTTCGTCGCCGGGCCACGAACCCGCCGTATGCTTGATCGCGGTGTCGTCGCCGAGGCCGAACTGCTTCGGCTTGGAGCCCTTCTTGATGAAGGTGAGCACCGCGTCGCTCAGGGTTCCGTTCCGGCTGCCGTGCAGCTCGGATGCGAAGGCCGCCACGTCGGCGTACGTGGGTGCTCCGCTGAAGTCGGGGGTAACCTGTGTCATGACTGCTCCTCCAGGGGAGTCGAACCAGCGCTCGGCGGCGTTGACACGGCCTCGGTCTCCACACCGGGGCCGTTGCCGTGTCCGGAATCGTACGCCCCAGTGACCTTGAGGAACGCCGCGCCGCACTCGCGCTCGTAGCGCCGGACACTGAAGGTTCCGTTGGGACGGTCGATCCGGCCGTGGATCTCCTGTGCGATCTCGACCTTCTGCTCGTGGGTGATGTACCCGAGCCGGACCAGGTCTCCGAGGAGCTTGTGGCCGGACCAGTACGTCTCGAACGTGCGCGGGGACCAGTCGGTGAACATGGCCCTGATCATCGCCTTCGTGGGGTCCGGCTTCGGCCCCGGGCGACTCTTGCGGATTTGCATCTGTTCCATAGGTGAACCCTACCACACTTCCGATGTGGTACAGTACTGCTATGGCAGACACAAAGAACCTGGTTCCGGTGACCGGATACGTTCCGGCCGAGACCAAGCAAGCACTCCGTATGGCCGCCGCGAGGCGCGGGTGGACTCTCTCCTTCTACATCTCCCAGGTGCTGATCCAGGAGATGGACCAGGAGAGCGAGGCGGTCGAGACCGATGGCCAGTGACCCCTTCGAGGAGATCGACAACCGTCCCTTCCCGACCGCCGAGACCCATCTCAGTGAGTGCGCCGACTTCACGCTCGTCGAGCGGCTCCGCCGGGACCTCAAGGTCATGTACCGGTGCTCGGACTGCGACTTCCGGTTCACTGAGGACCACCCGGACGCCGAGGCCCTAAAGTACGACGCCTTCCGGTACACCGTGTCGGTCGTCCACCCCTCCAAGCTCCGCCCGGGAGCGTGAGCCATGGCCGCCTTCTGCATCGAGCAGCCCGGCAGCGTTCTCCACTACCCGGTGGCGTGCAGCGACTGCCACCGCCTCGTCCTCCGCCACGAGCCCCGCATCGCGTGGCTGCCCAGCGAGAAGTGCCTGGAGGACCCGAGCCCGGCGTGGAGCTACCGGCACGTCACCTGCTGCAACCCCTGCCAGGAGAACTCTCCGTGCTCCGAGGGCCCCCTCTACATGCGGAAAGCGGTCGCAGCATGAGCTACCGCCTTCCCTGCACCGTCGCGATCGAGATCCGTGACGACCACGAGACCGGGTTCTACACGACCCGTGAACTGGCCGACCGCTACCACGTGAGCACGACCGCGATCAGCCACATCATCACCGGCAAGTCCCACCAGGACTGTGCCGACCACACAGAGCCCGGGGTCCCGAAGACCCTCGGCGCGTTCCTCGCAGGAGAGTGAGCCATGTTCGGGTGGATCAAGAAGCTGCTTGCAGACCGGCCGGAACACGACGAGTTCTCACGGCAGTACCTGCTGGCCCTCGGCGGCTTCAAGGAGAAGACCGGGGAGTTCGTGGCCGGGGTCACCGACCACGCCATGGAGAAGGAGATGGCCGAGCTGCGCGAGCGGATCGTGAAGCTGGAGGCGATCCTCCTGCCCCTGCGGAACGGCGCAGTGACGCACTGAACACCAACGAGCGGGCCCAAGGGGTGAAGTCCCGGGCCCGCTCTCGAAGGGAGTGAGACCTCCGTGCTGACCATCGTATCTACGCTCGCCCTTCTCTGGGTCTCCCTCATGACGCCCGTCAAGCTCATGGGTATGTGGGGGCCGGACCGGGCCAGGCGTTACCGTGCGGCCCATGCCCGTCTGTGGCGCCGTGTCTCTCCGCACCTCGCTCCGTGGATGTTCCGGTGGCAGGCTCCGGAACTCCGGACCCGGATCATCCGCTCCGGAATCCGGCTCCGGAAGATCCGTTCCGTTCCGCGTTCCGTACGGATCGCCAAGCGGGGGCTCCTCGGTCCGTGGCTCCGGATCCGGATCGACCGGCACATCATGGTCACCGGCATCACCGGATCCGGGAAGAGCTGCTTCTTCATGGCGCTCGCGGCCTCCGCCCGTGCCGTCGGGTGCGTCGTCGAGTTCTGGGACGCCAAGGACGGGATCGAGGGCCAGCCGTACGCCAGGGCAGGTATCCCGGTCTACGGCCTGGAGGACCAGCCTGCCCGCCTCAACGCCCTGCTGACTGAGGAGCTTCCGCGCCGGGCCGCCGTGCTGTCCGCCCGTGGCGCCCGCATGTGGGAGCCCGAGACCGACGGTCCCGAGCTGATCGTGATCCTGGACGAGCTGGGCGTCTCCATGGGCGTCCTCAATCCGTCCCTGCTCTCTCGCTTCGCCAAGAAGGCCAGGGCGTACGGCGTGCGGATCTGGGCCGGTGAGCAGCTCGGCAAGGCGGACGTCGTGGACACGAACCTGCGGTCCCAGTTCCCGACCCGTGTGGCTCTGCGCACCGGCCGTGCGTCGGACTCTCGGATCGCTCTGGGCAACGAGCTGGTGGCCGAAGGATGGGCTCCTCACGAGCTGCCTGCACGGTGGCTGCTCATCGCAGACGATCACCACCTGCGGCCTGCTCCGGGACGCATCGCGACGGTCACCGACGACCTGCTCATGGCCTACCCGCAGCACCCGCCGGTCTCGCTCATCAAGACATCACGCGTTGCGTCGCATGGCTCCTCTCCCTCTTGTGACCCAGCAACACAGCAGGTCAGCACGGGAGAGGTCGTTTACGTGATTGGCTCCGCGACCGGGAACGGGCTCGTGAAGGTCGGCCGGACCAATGATGCACGCAAGCGCCTGGCCTACCTCCAGACCGGCTCTCCTGCCCTCCTGGAGGTGCTCTGGACGACCCCCGGGGCCAGCCGCCTGGAGGCGTACCTGCACCTCCAG